GGAACACGATTCCGATGCTCATTGCATCAATTCTAAAACCCGATTTGCCACCACTTCCGACACTTCCGGGACTACTGCGTTTCCGAGTCCTCGCAAGCGGTGAATTCGATTGGGAACCCCATCAGATATTCCACCGCTCGTACCGGCGGGTACAGAAAGCCTTTGTTCTGCCGAAACCAGTCCCTCAAATTGTTCCCAGGACCACGGTTTTTTCTTGGCCTTCCGCTTCCCTTGTGGTCGCACGCTGCGGGAGTCGGAACGAATCCACGCGATGATGAACACTCTTTCCCTGCGATGGAGGGCACCAACGGCCGCAGCCGAAACGCAATGCCACTCAGCATCATACCCGACCGAGGCCAGCGTCCCGAGAACTCTGTCCAGCCCCCGAGTAAACAACGCTGCCACGTTCTCCAGCACAACCACTCGCGGTCTGAGTTCGCAAACCACGCGAATGGCTTCGAAGAACAGCCCTGAACGTTCACCGTCAAGTCCTGCCCCGAGTCCGGCGTAGGAAATGTCTTGGCAGGGGAAACCGCCGATGACTGCGTCTGTTTCAAATTTCCGCCTCCAATTCGCACCGAGCCACGGTGAGATTGGTCGCGGTGGAAACGCTCGAACGTCGCGAAACTTTGGGACCGCTGGCCAATGCTTTGCGAGGATTGTGTTTGCATAGTCGTCAATCTCCACTTGCCACTTACAGACCATTCCAGCCCGCTCGAATCCAAGATCGAAGCCGCCGATTCCGGCAAACAATGATCCAAATGTAAGCGGTTTTAGATTCACAATAACTCCAATGTTTTCTTCATTTGAGATGAGCAGCGGAACGCTCATCCGATAGCAATCACCACAGCGGCAACCGCTCAATCTCTTCCGTGATCTCTTTCAAGATGTCTTCGTTCTGCAGGTAACTTTCCGTCGTCATCTTTGCGACGCCTTCTTCGCTGACTGCATGGTGAAGAATGTAAGATGATGCTGGACGGCCGACCTGTTTAGCCCACATGGCGGAACATCCCTTTCTGAAACTCGCAACCTTTCGCTGACCGAGACTCAGGCGAATGATCGGCTTTTTCTGCTCAATTCGGACCGCATCAGACAGACAAGCTCGATTGAGTATCCCGATGAACTCTTCGGAATAAGTCCTGCTGTTGTTCCGCATCGGAAACACTCGGTCTGGATCCAATCCGCGGAACTGTTCAATCAGGTTTCGCAGCTTCCAGGACAAAGGCACGATCACATCTGCCGGCCGATCTGCGGCCTCGTCTTTCTTTGACGTTTTGTGAACGAGGAACCACGCCCAGCCAGCCTCATTGTGCAGATCCTCTACGACAGGGCATTGCGTGTCTGTAATCACTCCGGACCACAGCAGTCCTTTCTTTTCTGAAGAGCGAGCCGCAAACCAGTCCTGGCTCCGAAATCCGTAGGCATAGTGCGACAACAGAACAACTTCCCAGAATACCGATGGCGGAACATTACCGAGTCGAGGCCATTTGCAGCCGTCGACAACTGCCAGCATCGCCTGCAATTCGTTCAGTGTCACAGGAACAGCCTTTACCCGTCGTTCCTGTTCCGTACGTGGTCGCATCAGATTGATTGTGGCGCGTGGCACCGTCTCAGGCTTAACTCTAATCATCCCGGCACGAACGCATGCAGCAGCGAGCTTGCCAATGGCGCACAGAGCCTTGCAAGCCATCGCAGACGAATTCCCCTTCAGCTGATTGCGAATGTGCTCAGCATAGGCCCTTAGAATCTTTGGCTGCTCCAGGAGGCTCAACGGACGGCCTCCGACGATTCGATGCTGTGAGCGTCCCCACGCTTCGAATTTGTCAATCGCCGCTCGATTGTCTCTAATCGTTTTCATTTCAACACGCTTTTCTCGATCAATGGCCGACAGCAACTCGTCGTGCAACTCGACCAAACTTCTCAAATCACCAACAACTGGCTCCGGTTCGACTGCCTCATGCTGCCTGAACACCTTCAGAGGAACATTCCCGACTGGACCTGCGTCGAAAGTAAACTGCCACTCACTCAACTGGACTGCGGACATCTGAACGACTCACAAAACAATTCCTCAGAATCATCCCTGTGGGTTGCGGCGCTCCGTCCGATGCAATTGCCCGCCTTTCGACGGGCTTCTCTCACAATATCAACCTCACGCCCTGGCACTCTGCCGAGTGTCGTCCTTCTCAGTCTTCACTTTCCGAGTTCGCAGGTTGTCTTTCGCTTCGACCTCCAGCCACTGCTTGCCCTCGTCGATTCGGAGCCGAGTGATTCCGTTCTCCTTCATCAGCTCGATCGCCTTGTCCTTTGCGTGTCGAGTCTGCTCCGTGAACTTGTTCTTCTGTCGCATCGCTCGGAGGTAATCGTCGACGGCCTGCTGGACAACTTCGGGTGGCTTGTCGGTCCATTCTTCCGCCAGTGGTCGCTGTCGATCCGGAGCTGGCGTGATCTTCTTTATCTTTCCTGTTGCCATTGGTCAAAACTCCTCAGAAGGGCTTCTCGGCTTCAGACTCGCAGAACTCCGTGATCTGCTCAGCTGTTGCCGAATGTCCGGACAAAACCTTCGCCACGGCCTCACGTTGGGCTTCGTTGCGTGGCTTCTGCCGTCCGACGATGCAGAGAGCCATTTGGTACAGGACGAAGCTGTCGGCCTCGTCGTTGTTCGTGAAAAGCCTTCCAGTGTCTTTGGCCAGATGAGCCATCACGACATCCTTCGGGCTGTTACCTTTGCCAGTCGCGAACTTCTTCAGGCCACTGGCAGTGACTTCGATCACGTGGGGCGTGTAATCAACCAGGTGGAAGCGAAGTAGTCCTCCGAATTCCCCGAGGTACATCTGGCCGCCCATGTTCTTCGAGTAGGCGTATTCTTCGATCAGGATCAGCTTCGGGCGATGAGCTTCGAGAACTGACAAGATGTCGGCGATCAGCTTCTCGTAGCGTTTCACCCGATCGAGGACCGTGTCGCCCAGCTTCTTAGATCCACGGGAGGCCAGAACGTTTGGGGCTTCATTCGTTCCGAGGCAGATCCCCGTTGATGTGAGGCTCGGGTCTATTCCGCAAACTGGCAGGCTCATCAGATTTCTCTTTCTTCGTTCGCCCGCACTTGTCGCAGGTCTGTCGTTTGTTGCTCACCAGTCGATTGCACTGGCAACGCCAGGTGTGTGTCAGTTGGAACCCGTTTCGCCATGGTGATGGCATAGGATGGCCTCACTCTTTGAGACGCGCCACAGACAGATCAGGAATGCGCACGGTTCGAGCCACTGGCTTCGCCATCGTGATCGCTCCGGCCGTCGCGTGTGGAAGCAGTCCTGTTACAACCTCGACCGGCTGCTGAGTCTGCAGAAGCCCTGCCAGCGGTTGAAATTCACCGATCCCCGACCGAGCAACCGAGACATAGGCGTCGACGAATGCCTTCGCCTTCCAGTGCATTTCCTCACTCGCAGTGTTGCAGAGTTGAGTCCAGCCCCCGATCGCCCTGATCGCTGCATGAACGATCGGATCGTCGAAGTTGATTCGGTAGTAAGCCCCGTAGCGAAGGATCGTTGACCGCACGACTCGCCAGGCAGCTTGCGCCCGTTGCTCGTCCGAGAGGCCAGCTGCTCCAGCGTAACGCCTGACGGCTGCTGGAGTCGGCCTCTGGTCGCTCTCGGTGTTGAACCGACGGATCGCCGATTCGATCGCTTCGAGTGGCATCCCCTGGAATGAATCCAGCCAGAGTCGAAGGCTGTCGCCGGTGACCGTGATCGAATGAAGCTCGAAGAATGCTTTCAGGACTCGCTTCAGTTTGTCGAGGTTGTCGGCCATCAGTTCCCCTCAGCAGTTAATGCCATCAGCTTGACACGAATGTCGGCTGCCAGTTTTCTGATATGAGTCCTCAGTCGATCGATGTCATAGGCTTCGATCGTGACAGAGAGCCCGAGCGTGTGATGCAACTGAACGGGACTGGAAAGAACCTTCACATGCCACTGCAGGTAATAGGAGCCGTCCTGGATTCGAGCGAGTTCCAATCGACACGCGACTGGCTGCTCAGTGACTTGAGAGATGATCTCCCCGATGATGGTCTCGATCTCGTCGCTGTCGATAATCTTCTGGCTCATCCGAACACCTCATCGAAGGCTGAATCATTCGTTGACTTCCGTCGGTCGTGCGCGGTGGCGTTTGACGGCTTCCAGTTGTCGTACTTTCCTTCGAGAACCTTCGCGACAGTGTCGGGCCGGAGGAACCAGTCGATATCAGCTCGCCAGTTCTGATCGTTGGCCCCCTGCAGACATTTCAGGTTCCTGATCTTGTCGATGGCCTCTCGCCAGTTCTGCTTCCAGAACGCATCTCGCATTCGCTCGGCGATCTTCTTCCGTCGCGCTGGTGTGACAGCTCGGCAAACTGTGACGCCGTCGATCATGTTCCACTCGTTGACGACAGTGTTGGCCACTGCGAGACCGGCTTGAACCTGCGGAACCTTTGCAGGAAGCAGGCTCGGCGGGGCAAGCTGCAGCCAGATCGGTCTGATGATCTCAGCGAGAGAATCCCGCTCGTCTTCTGTCCCGTGATCGAATGCGAAGTGCAGGAGTTCGGCGATCTGATTGAGAGCCAGGTCGACGGTTCGCGTTTCCTCTTTCTCCCGCTCTGGCTGATTGCTCGGAACCTTTCCGTTGATCAATCCGAGCGGCTGTGAACCGCCAGAGATCGGCGACCAGTCTGGCTTATCCCCGACGACAGAAGCCGTTTCCGCTTTGCCAGATTCGGCGGGCGGCGTTCTGTCTCTCCTCACCCCTTGAGTGTTCTGCTTTTCTGGCGGCAGCACTCGACTCTCCGGGGTCATCACCTTTGGTGTGTTTTCTTTTTCCGTGTTGCGACACCGTCCCCATGAAAGCATCTCCTGAACTGTGGCTTTGCAGTCTTCCGCCCACTCCAGAAGCTCCGGCGCATCGTCCATCGCGACGACGGCCCGGAAGTGGCTCCAGGTGAGATGCCGGAAACTCTGGTAGATCGTCGAGAACTTCTCCCAGACTCGGCGGCACTGCCAGACCTTGTCCTCCGACTGCTCGATCATCTCAGCGAAGGCTGCATCTGTCCGCCCTCTGCCGTAAGTATGGAACCAGCGGTGAGCACATTCCCCGATCACCCAGTTCCCAGCGTTGGCGGCCTTGTGAGCCGTCTGAATCAGCTGGTACTCGGCATCGTCGGCAGTCTTTACGAATGGCGACTCGACACGGGCTTCGGCTTTGGCAACGATCTCGATCATCTGTTGTAGGCTCCCCGCTTTCGGCTATCAGCTTCGAGCTTCTCCAACTTCTCGACGTTGATGTCTGGCCGATCGTCGACGAACCCGAAGTCAGGCTGCTCGAAAATCGCGTTGCACTTCTGGCAACGATACCGGCCAGCTTCGAGGGTCTGATGAGGCCCGTCGCTCGCACAACTCGGGCAACTGGATCGCCATCGGTTCCGGTTCTTCGATGGCCTGCAGATCTCGATCGGAGAGCCACATCCGAGGCAGTGGCTGCCATTGTGCGGACGCTTTCCTCCGCAGGGTCTGCATTCGTGTTCGCTGGTCACTGGTAACACCCTTGCTACAAGGCTGGACAAAAGGGGGATCAGATCAAACGCTGGAGAGCGATGCTTCAACGGAATCCACTGCGCTGCAGATTGATTCCAGAACATCATCGCCCCATGAAGGATTGCCGAGCTTCTTCAGTTCGGCCTTCGCATGCTTCAGCATCTGGCTTCGAAACTTGACAACCTTCTCGATCTCAGGCTTCAGCGCTTCGAGTCTCTCAAGGCGTTCAGCTTCCAGTCGCTCTGCTTCGATCCGATCGTCTTCGGCTCGCTTCTCTGCCTCGACTCGACGACGCTCGGCTTCGGCCAGTCGCTCACGTCCAGCGGCGATCTCCTGCTGCTTCCTGAATTCGGCTCGCTCGTGTTCAATCTGCTCTCGCATCGCCTGCAGTTGCTCGGCTTCAACCTTGCGAGCTTCAGCCAGTTCAGCCTCGCGAATTCGAAGCTCTTCAGCTTGGCGAGCCAGTTCTTCGGCTCGTTCAGCTTCGAGGCGTTCACGCTCGGCTCGTTCTTCAGCCTCGCGCTTCGCTCTGGCGTCTTCCTCGGCTCGTTTGGCCTCTGCAAGCTCAGCGACTTCAACGCGAACTGCTTCGAGGTATCCAGCGAATTCATCGTCCGACATTGGCCGGATGATGGAGACGACTGGAGTTCCACCAGCTTCCACAACTGCATCGACTCGGCTCTGCAGCTTTCGCTCGGCAGCTTCTTGAATGGCTCGCAGCTCTTCGGCCTTCCGATCGTCTTCGGCCTTCTCTTCTGCTGCCAGTGCCTGCTCGATTGGCTCCAGCATCGCCTTGAGTCGATTGGCTTCACTGTCGATAGCTCGCCCACGCTTCAGAGATTCCTCCTTCAGATCTTTGCGAAGGTTCTCGACATCGCATCGCAGTTTCTTCAGTTCGAGGCGAGCGGCCCGAACGGTTTTGTAGCCGTCTTTCGCAACGGTCATGCCGGTGTATTTCTCGCGGATCTCGGAGATAATCTCGTCCGGCTTTCGAAACTCTGGCAGGATCAATTCGGCTGTAGCTGTCATCTGTAACACTCCAGAAGGGGCTTGTCGAAAATGGGGTCGCACGGTTCGCACGTGCTTCCCGGTCGCAGTTCGCAACGCTGCCAGCCGAGTCCATCCCGCCTAACGCTTTTGACTGTCGTGGCCATGTGCGGGAGTCGGCCAGGCTCAATGGTTTACCCTGCTGCCAGTTCGTCGATCCTGGCCTTAATCATGCTGTTGAGCATTTCACGTTCTCCATCTGGCAGTCCGACCATTTGCTTCCGGATCTGCTCCAGTTCCATCACGCTTCCAGCAGCTTTGATCTGATCGTCGAAGGTGATGGCGGTCGATGCTGGCTCTGGTTCTGGCTTTCTCAGCTTCGACTTGGCGGCATCTGTTCGAGACTTCGGAGCAGAATCGCCAGTCGTCTCAGGCTTTCCTGCGTTCAGGTCGAACCAGTCCTCCCGCTTTGAGATGCCGTCGCGGATCGACAGAAAGATTTTGCTGTACGCGACGACATTGGCAGACGTGCAGGCGTCGACAGGATGCTGCAGGCGTGCTTCCAGCATCGCCTTCGTGACTCCGATCTCACCGAACGCGATGACCATATCCCGAATGCGGTCAGTCAAAGGCTTTCCGCTTCCGTCCTTCAGAGTCTTCTCGCATTCCGCGACAGCCAGGTCCTGAACATCTCCAGGGATTACTCCGAGAATGCAGGCGCGAACTCTGCGGGCTCCCTGGTTGGCGATCAGTTCGTAGATGTCCCGAGGGTCTGTGAGCAGCGTTGAACCCTGGCGAGTCGACCGGACATGCGGCACGTTGAACACCATTTGGCGGCGTGTGTTCGTCTCCAGATCCCAGGCGTAGGCCATCACGGAAGATTCGCCCGCCTTGTTGCTCAGTTCAATGATCCCGTAGTCGATGTTTCCCCAGCCCTGCGCCAACGCTTCAGCGAGCCGGATCGACGGCCCTGTGATCTGTTGCCCGCCCTTCGGGTAAGAGTACATCGAACATTCCGCCAAAGACGTTCTCTGGCAGGATTTCTTTATGCGGGCGATCGCTCCGATCTCGTCACGGGGATACTGCTTTGCAATGATCATCGCGGCTTGTGTCTCAGCGGCTTGGCGGCTTGTCGCGATCGACATTGCAGAGCCCTGATTCTGGTCTACGGTTGAAAGTCCTGTACTCATTGGGTTCTCCAGAGGATTAAACGTCGTCCAATTCATCTCAACATTTGGCATCAAAACCGGCCATATGAGACCGGAGCAGAAAGGGGGGAAACCCGTTTCCTATTTCTTCTTTAGCTTCTTCGCGGTCAGTCTCACGTGGCCAGCTCGCTTGACCTTGCCGAGATTCGCAGTCGCTTCGATGATGTCCTGCTCTCCCCAGATCTGGTCTTTGATCAAGGTCCGTCGAAGCTCGAAGTCAGCATCAGGAAACCGGCCAGACTCTGCATCCTGCATGGACCAGAGGAGCTTCCCGCGAATCTCATCGAGTTCGTCTTCGATTCGCTTCTTCTGCTCCTTCAGCTGCTCCGATCGAGTCCAGAGGGCCTGATCGACTTCGCAGAGCAAAGCCGTTTTCCCAGCATCATGCCCGAAGAGAGTTTGCAGCAGCTTCGACGTTCCTGAATGGCTCCAGTTCGGCTCGGGTGGATCTCCAGCGATGATTCGCTCGGCCAGTTCACGCTCTGCTGAAGCGATCTGCTCGATCAGATCATCATTCCGGGCCACGGTGTAGATCAGCAGATCCCGGCCATCGACCAGGACAGGGAAGTCGCAGCGGTCGCAATTCACGACGGCCATTTGCTGTTGAGCCTGGAAGAGATAGCTCAGAGGAATCTGATCGGTTCCCGGCTCTCCGAACTTCTCGTGATCGTCTCCCGATCGATCAATCATGCGGAAGCTGGTCGCCTTTGCATCGACCGACCACTCATCGCCAGACTGCTGCGCGATCGCGTCCGGAGTTGCGGCCATGAACATGAACACCGGATGGAACAGCAGCGGCAAACCTCGATCAAGAATGCAGTCGGCTTCCTCCTCGTAGCAGTCGAGGATAACGCTTTCGAGCCTTCGCCCCATGTTGACGCGATTCGTCGAGGCCTCATCCCAGGACTGTTCGAACTCGCCCCGCTTTTCGAGGTACAGCTGGAGGGCTGACGAATACGGCGACACGTTGCAGGCTGCAGCAGCTTCAGAAGCCCCGAAGACAACCGGCCTGGCTCGATTCGGATCGAACTTGCGGACGCTGTACCATTCCGCAGAGTAAGCTGGCGGTCCAACGATTGGTTTTGTGATCTGCGTTGTCATTGCTCCGAATTCTCCCGTTTGATTGCCTCGTAAACTTCCCCGCGATGAACACGAACATCAGCAGGGGCATCGATCGACAGGCGAACTCGCCCGCCCTTCACTTCCTGGACGATCACTCGGATGTTGTCACCGATCCGAATGATCTCCTTCGGTTTTCTGCTCAGTACCAGCATCGACAGCTCCTTTTTCCTCTTGGGCCTCTTCAATGAGGCTCCGAAACTCATGAACAAAAATCAGCAGGCTTTTCGCACCTTCAGTGTCCCAGTCGAGCAGGTCGAGAAAATGCCGGAAGAACGGCTTCATCTCTGTGAACTCTTCCCGCGTCCAAACACTCATGAAACACGCGACGACGCACACGCTTTGCAGGGCGTCATCGAGAATCCAGTCGCAATCTCGAAGGACTACGGCAGCGGCCTTCACATCCTCTTTCGTCCAGTGGACGGCTTTGCGGGCGAATTCGTTGCCTGTCATTGCTGCCTCGCCTTCAGCATCGCGTCGGCCATCGCGTAGCAGTATTCCGCATCCTGCAGCATGAGGCGTCTACGCCATTCTGCCGCATCACCATCGGAAGAACGGTGGGACCGTTCATCTGGCAACGCTGCAAATCCAGACGCGATCTGCCCTGCGAACCAGTCGCGAAGAGTCATGCCAGGTTGTGGCCCCAAACCGTATTGGCTCGGAACCAGCAAACTTCCGTCCTGATTGTTGATAGCGTCCACAGGAACCGGAAACGCTGGCCCGCCGTCTTTGTTGTTCTTTGCCATGGTTCACTTCCAGAGATTGGCTTCGATGGCCCCGAGGCCGAAGCAGGTGATGAGCAGGACGACCAGAAGAACGAGGCACGGCTGCATCAAACCTTCTCCCCGGTCAACAGGCTCTCGCAAACGAACCCCTGGCGAACATAATCAGCAGCAAGTTCGATTGCTTCGTCATGCGTCGGACGAATCGTGTCAACCCATGTGCTGCCGTTCCAGATCGATGATCTGCTCTGGCCATCTGAGTAGAAGACGAAGAACGCCTCGACCCCTTGCGGCTTATTCCACACTGACACATGCTCGATCGTTGTTACAGGAACCATCACGCCCTCCTCTTTCGCTTCGTTGTCTTCACCAGTGGTGTCTTGAACCGAGCCAGATACTTCGCCACTGACGCTCGGCTGATCAGTGTGTTCCGTCCGTATCGTTGACGCTGCAGAATCCCGTCTTTGCACAGATCCGAAATGTGCCAGCGGGTGAAGCTCATCTCTCGCATCGCTTCTTCCAGACTCATCCAGTCTGCAGCCAGAGAGGGAGGAACAACGAACGATTCCTTTTCCTCTGTAGCACTCTTGTTGCTCATGTGTGTCTCCGTTTGGTTTCACTTGGATGCAGGGAGAATAGCCGAGGAATGAGAGCCCGCAAGATGCTTCCGAAGCGGTGAAAGGCTGGAAAAACGCTGATTCCGAGCGGTTCCGATGGCTCCCGATTCAGCCCGCCTTTTCCCGATTCACCCCGCAGAAAAACTTTCAGAAAAATTTGCCTACGTGTTGCGGGATGTGTTCGAAGGTGGCAAGATTGCGACACAAGCCACAGAAAGGGCAACCATGGCAAAGAAGACCGAACGAGAGACGAAGCTGGATCTGATCCGAGAGACATTCGCGGCCAATGTCAGGCTTCTGCGAGAGCGGAAAGGCTGGACCCAGGGCGAACTGGCTGAGCGCGTCGGCATGCACAGAGTGACGATCAGCAGGCTTGAAGCTGCGAACAATGAGCCACTGTTCGCCGATGCTTGCCTCATCGCGGATACGCTTGGAGTGACGATCGGGGAGATGAGGTTCAAGCTGGGTTGAAACAAGTCTGCTACAGTCACCCTAGTGTACGTAATTAGTGTACAGGATTGGTTTCCGACACGTGTCGGTGGAAAACATTGGGGTTTTGCGTTTTTTAGCTTGAGGTATTTTCGGAATTCTTGCCTGAAGTGGTTTTAACAATGTTGCTGTTCGCGGATTTGGCCTCTATCGTTTGGCCGTCCGGAAGTCGAGCCGAGACACAAAACCAGAAATAGCCGGGGAAACTCGGATTGATAAACCCTGTCAACGCTGCTCGACTCAGTGCTGACAGGGGTTTTTCGTGTTCTGATGGAATGCAGCGAGGTTCGAGCCCTCGCGGAACACTTTGCGGTGGGGTCGGGTTGTCGTTCGCCTGTCTGGGACCGCGTTAAATCAAAGCCCAGAAAGAATACGATCGAAGCGACGAGATGACGGTGGAACGCCTGTTTTTTCTGCGTCGTGCTACTCTCTTTCTCTCTCTCAGTTCTCTGGGGGATAAAGGGGGTGCATGCTCGCTTCCTCAAATCTGATGGACCAACTGCGATTCTGAGTCACGAAGTGACGAAGAGAGATCGACCGTCTGAGGACATATGACGCAACCACTCTACTCAATCGGCACATGGGACACTGACGAGCAAGCCTTTCGCCCTCATCCCAACTGCCCGAAGCTGAACCAGACCCGAGCCGAGCTGGTTGAGTCCATGCGAATCCTTCAGCAGTACGGCTACCCGTGCCATCGATATGGCAACACGAGACACGAGGAAGACGGTGGTCTACGTGACAGCGACACGAGTGTCCTGATCGAGAGGACTGACGGGAAGTCTGAAGCTGAGATCCTGAAGGGCTGGGAGCGATGAACGTGAGCATAGAACAAGCTGTTACCAGCATATCTGATGCAGTCGCGCAAAGGCTCAACAAAGTTGTCTCTGTGGATGACAGAACCGAGGGATACAAGACATTCAGTGTTGCTAAAGGTTATGACAAGCGAGTCTATGTGCAGGTCGCACTTGATCTGATTGAGGACAGCTTCAGCGATCTTTCTCATGTGGTTGAATTGGTGTGCGAACACCTATTGAGGCAGCTTAATCAGAAGCATTCCCACGGGTAGGGGGTCGGAAAAGTTTCGTCTCTCCTGGACGGATACCGCACTGCAGTCTTCGTAAAAAAACGCCCAAACTTTCACTGGCGGGGGTTTTGAACCTCCCCGGGCCGTCCGAACTGGCTCTTGAGCCCGTCTGGCAGACATCCTCCGAGTGTCCTGCCAGGAAAGCTCGCCATGAGCGACAGCGACAAGCCAAAATTCATTCCCGTCGGCGGGCTATACGCCACGGCTGAAGATCTGCGAGTCGAACTCAGCGAAGTTCCCCAGGTCAGCCACTCGGTTCTGATCCCAGCTGGTTACACGTTCGACGGGGCTTCAATCCCTCGGTGGCTTTGGTCTCTGATCGGCTCCCCGTTCGAGCCGGAGCTGATGCTGGCGGCCTGCGTTCACGACTGGTACTGCGAGCATACCTCGCAGCACTACGAATCGAGGGCTATCGGCGATAGTGTGTTTTTCATGCTGCTCCGAAAGGCGGGCGTACCGGTCTGGCGTCGTCGGATCATGTTCCTCGGAGTGCGGGCGAATTCATTCTGGTTCTACGGGCGAAACATCCAATGACGGTTCACATTCTCAGGCTCATCCCCGGCGTTGCTCTGGCTCTCATGATGGTCGCTGCGATCACTGTCGCAGATGCCCCGAAGCCGTCCTGGACAACTGCGGCAAAGGTTCTGCGAGTCATCGACGGCGACACGCTCGAAGTCGAAGTTCGGCGAGTGATCCGAGTTCGGCTCCTCGACTGCTGGGCCCCGGAGAGCAAGATCGACCCGAGGATCCCTGAGGGCCGACAGGCTGCAGAGAAGAAAGCCGGTCAGGCATCGAAGGCGAATCTCCAGAAGCTCGTCGAAGGGAAAGATGTGATTGTCCAGATCCCGAGCGATGCCGAGGTGGCAAAGTCGATCACGATGGGCAGATGGCTCGGTCGAGTGTGGATTGAGGGCGACGGGGAGTCGCTGAACGAAAAGCAAGTTCGCGGCGGTTTCGCGACGAAAGCCAAAAGGGAGGAACTGAAGTGAAGAGGAACATCGTATGGGCCCTGCTGATCACATTCGTCGTCAGCTTGTTTGGCCAGATCGCCTTTGGGCAGTGTGTTCGGCTTGATGTCGACGGCGATCGGCCAGGCAAAGGGACTGCGTTTTGCATTGGTCAGACTCCCGAGGGTAACGGGGTCTATCTGACTGCGAAGCACAATCTGCGCGGAGCTGAGCGAATTCGAATCAAGGTCTTTGGGAAATGGTACCAGGGAACCTGCATCAATCAGCATCCGACTGAGGATGTCGCCAGCTTCGAAGCTCGAGTGATTGTCGACGCTCTGAATGTCGGCGACGAGGAGCCATCCGGCGAGCGAGTTCGGATCTCGGGCTTCGGTCCAGAGTACTTCGGGAGGGAAGCCTGCAGTTTTTTTGGGGTCATCGACGACGGCTCTGTCCTCGGGGAGAAGGGCTTGCATCCGATCCCGGGAGACTCAGGGGCTCCCGTCGTGATCGGCGAAAACGTCGTCGTCGGGGTAATCTCGGGCTATGACACTCCGTACCAGCACACTTCGTTTCGATCAGACTACTCGGAGCAGCGACTTCGGACCCGATACACCGGTGTGGTGAAAATCCGCGAATGCCTGCAGCAGTGTTACCAATCCTGCCCGCCTGGAGGCTGCAGGATCTACATTCGCCAGGAGTATCGACAGCCAATCGGGTTCCTCGGAATGCCAGCTGGGCCACCGCAACGAGTCAACATCGCAGAGCCGGTTCCTCGTGTCTTCGTTCCGGAAGATCAGCCGACGCGGCCAGTTCCGGATCGAATCTCTGTACAAGGCCCGCCAGGTCCGCAGGGGCCTCCGGGGAAGGATGGCCGGTCTGTCACTCAGGCTGAAGTCGAGGCAGTCGTGAACGCTTGGCTCGACGCGAACCGCGACCAGCTGCGAGGGCCACAGGGACCGCCAGGGCCAGCGGGTTCATCAGCTTCGACGGCAGCACTTGAGACACGATTGACATCACTGGAGCAACGGCCGTTCAGAATCATCCTGTCATCAGATGGCAAGGTGATCGACGACGAAACATATAGACCGGGGGAGCCGGTCGTTCTGGATTTGAAACGGCTTCGGAGTGTTTCTGATGCCAACAACTGAAACGCCAGTCATCGGGGACGGTGTTATCACGATTGAATTGCCCGACGAAGGAAAAAAGAAAATGCCACTCGATCTGCCAGAAGGCGTCGGTCAGCTGATGATGACCGAGACAGCAGGCAACATTCAGGCCAGCAATCGCAACTCGCGAAACGTTGGCGACATTGCCATGGGAGCCCTTCAGGGAACCATGGTAGCGAACTTCAAAGACACTGGTCTGATTGAAGGACGCACGGCTTCAGGCATCCTGGCAACTCCAATTGCGAGCCCAGCGAAGTCTGCATGATCACTATCGAAGCGATAGTTCGTCGAATTCTCGACGAAAACAAGGCGGCTCGGGATGAGGCCGAAAAGTTCACATCCCGAGCCGTTTCTGCAATCTCAAGGAATGCACCAGATGAGTTCTCCGACATCATCATCGACGCCAGTGGAACGGATCGAGAAGGCAGCGGTCAGCCGGTGGAAACTGGAAACACTGACAGGGCTTCTGGGTCTGCGATCGCTCCAGTCCCATCAACAACAGTCGGAACTGAATCAACGGGCTGAAAACGAACACGTACGGCGCAGCGTTTGGGGATTCGAAGAGAAAGCTGCTCAGGGTGACGACATGCAATCGCAAACAATCCTCGGTGATCATCACATCACTCACCCGACGCCGATCATCTTGAACAATCAGCCATCCGGACAAACGGGGAGCCTCGCGAAAACCTTGGCCATTCTTGCTGCCGGTGCTTTGATCCCTGGGGCCGGAGTTGGCGGCTACCTCGCTTCGCAATTGTTGAAGCCAAAGCCGGAAACGAAAGCCCCAGCAGATGAGACGCTGGATCTCGGCCTGCTTCGCGTTGAGGATCTGGAGCAGTGACGGCAGCCCATGTTCTTCGAGATGAAGCCATGAGGCAGATCCGGCCAGAGGATCACATCGGCCTGGCCTGCATGATCGCTGCGAAGTTCACAACGCTGCATCCGATCGAAGACTCCGAGCAATTCGGGGACGCGATGGTCGGACTCATGAAGGCTGTCGAGAAGTTCCGGCCTGAACTCGGGTTTCAGTTTTCGACATTCGCCTACCACGTCATAAAGCGGCAAGTCATCGCAGGGTGGAAGCGAAGGCGCAAAGATGCTACACGGATTTCCAGCACGTTCCTGGAGGACATTCCGGCCAGTCGTGAGTCCTTCGACGTGTCGGAGGGTGTTGACACTCAGGATCTGCTCGCGACAATGTTGGAGAATGTCAGTATATTACCCGAACAACAGCGGGCAGTGATCGAGGCCAGGCTGCAAGGCAAGAAGCTCCGAGAGATATCGGAAGCGATGGGACTGACAAAGCAGCGTATCCAACAGATCGAAGAACGTGCAACACGTATGCTACGCTGCATGATGGCACAAGCGGGGGCTATAGGATGAGCGTGCAACACTTCGACGGATCAGTGGCAACCCTCGAACGACTCGAAGACGATGTTCGTGCCATCCGGAAGAAGTGCAAGACTCACGAGCACTGGCAGGAGCAGATCCTGAGATCCCTGATCGACGCCGGCTGGATCTATTCGATGCTGGTCTGGCTCCCGGCCTGCAACATGCTTCACTGGGTCGAGCTGCTTCACGACGAGCGCGACAAACGGCGAGCAGCATTCGATCCCAGCTTCGAGCGGGAGAACTACGGGACCGAGCAGGCTCACAAGGCTTGCACGAAAGATCGAGAGCAGTGGTTCCGATTCGCCTTGATGGATCTTGCTCGCCGAGGCTGGTCCCGAACAATGCTGGCGGCGGCATTTGGAGAACCGAGGACGAACATCATTCGGCGGCTGGAACGCCAGGACGGAAGGATCGCATCGCCGGAGCTGATTGCAGACTTCCAAAACCGGGAACGAATTCGCAAAAGGTCCGACGCGGACGAAAACGAGGAATTCTGAAACGCGGGACAAAAGATTTTTCGAAAAAGTTTCGGCGGTCTGAAATGGCAAGAGCTGCGAAGTATCGGCAAGCGAGGAAAGAACCCGCGATTGTCACCCATCGGCGCGACAAGGGCCGACCATGGCGGCGAGCTCGGCTTCGATACTTCAACGCGGCGGCGACAAATCGACTCTGTCAGGAGTGCCTGAAGCGTGGGATCACTCGCCGGGCTGATGTCGTCGACCATATCCAGACCGTTGCGAGCCGTCCCGACCTCGAATTCGAGGAAAGCAACCTGCAGGGGCTATGCAATGAGTGCCATGACAGCAAGACCGCCAGAGAAAACACGGGGAACTAATGGCCAGACCAACAAAGTCCACAGAAGCGAAGAAACGCGACGGCACATATCGGAAGGACAAAGACTTCTCCCTCGAATTGCCGGTCGAAGCTCCGGAGCCTCCAGACTTTCTCGGGGAGTCGGAGCGGGAGTGGTGGGATACCGTCGTCGGCTATCTGATGAAGCAGCGAACCGTCGCGAAGTGTGACGGGGTAGCGGTCGCGATGTTCTGCTCTGCGCTGGTCGAGTATGTCGAAGCCGATCGCGAAATCAAAACCAATGGCAGTTATGGCAGAACAGACAAGGGCTATGAATATCTCCGGCCGGCGGTTGGAGTTCGCTCGAAGGCCTGGGACAAGATCCTGAAAATGTGTCGTCAGTTCGGAATGACGGCGGCCAGTCGAAACACGATCCTCCGAAAATCGAAGAGCGAGCAGGAGGAGGATCTGGAAGATGCTCGGAGTGAAGCGGCCAGGGGAGTTCGATGAAGGCTCCCTGCTATCAAGCCGAGATCGACGAGTACATCAACGGCGTGATGTCCGGCAAAATCACAGCCGGAAGGCTCCAGCGGTTGGCAGTAAAACGCCATGTGATGGACCTGAAGCACGCAAAAAAACGCGGCTGGCACTTCAAGCCGTCAGTCGCCAGCTGGTGTATCTGGTTCATCGAATCGAAGTGCAAACACACGAAGAACTCGGTCGGTGCAAGGGCCGGAAGTCCTCTGATTCTGTCGCCTGCGCAGCGGTTCATCGTCTGGAGCTTGTTCGGGTGGCGAGATGCCGACGGATACCGGCGATTCCGGAAGGCTCACATCGAGGTGGCTAGAAAGTTTGGAAAGTCGACCTTCTGCGCGGCTGTTCTGCTTCTGGTTCTCTGCTTTGACGTGCCGGCCGATGAGTCCTGCGAGCTTTACACGGTCGCGACCAACGAAAAGCAGGCGAAGATTGTCTGGCGAGAAGCGAAAGCGATGGTGAAGAAGTCGCCAGCGCTCCGGGCCCTGATCAATACGCGGGTCAACTCGCTGGTTCTGAAGAAAGACGACTCGTTTATCCAGCCTCTCTGCTCTGATGGGGGCCAGTTGGACGGGCTTAACCCTTCCGTGATCGTTAAAGACGAGATCCACGCCTGGCAAGATCGGCATCGAGAGAGCCACGAAAAGCTCGAGACTGGCGACGGGGGACGCCTTCAGCCCCTCAATTTGGGCATTACGACAGCAGGTTCCGACCGTTCAACGATCTGGAAAGAGGAGCGGGACTGGGCTCGGAGGGCTGTTGAGTCGGTTCTGACGGGTGAAATTGTCGACGATAGGCTCTTCAGCTTCATCTGCTGCATCGATACCGAGGCACACCAGTGCCCGCTCTGCTCTGGCAAGGGCTGCAGGGGCTGCGAATCCGGAAACGTGCCGGCTGATGATCCGTTCGAGCGATCTTGCTGGCCGAAAGCGAATCCGAACCTCGGAATCAGTGTTGGCTTCGACAAATACCACGAACATGCGAACCGAGCGAAGAAGGACGCGGCATACAACCGCGTTTTCATGCGGTATTACTGCAATGTGATGGTGAGCAGCTCCGAAAAGGCGATCCAGCCAGAACTCTGGACCGGATGCAAGGGGAAGCCGTGGGTCGCAAAGGGTCAATTCTGCCGCGGAGCCGTGGACCTCGGGCGGTCTGATGACTTTGCGGCTTGGTGTCTGGTGTTTCCGTCGATCGTCGATGCTCTGGGCGAAGAAAAAGAGCCGATCCGCAGCTACGACATTCTCAGCAGGAGCTACACCTGCGAAGCCCGCGCTGAGGCTCTGCACAATCCTCTGGTAGATCGCTGGATCGAAGAGGGCCTGCTGACGTGTCATCCTGGCGACCAGGTCGACTTCGACGCTGTCGAGCAGGATATCGTGACAGTCTCAGAGGAATTCAACGTCGTCAGCTGGGCCTTCGACCCTACCTTCGCCCCTCAGATGATCCAGCGGCTGATCAACCTCTACGGATTCGAGGCTCACAAGTTCGTTCAGACTCCCTCCTGGTACAATCCGGCAGTGATTGAGCTTCGCAAGGCTCTCCGGCGAAAAGATGTTTCTCACGGTGGCGATCCGGTCCTCGGCTGGCAGATCGACAATTTGATCTACAAGCGGGACGCGAAGGATCTCTGCATGCCGGATAAAGGCGGTTCCCCGTTCAAAATCGACGCTGCCGTGGCTTTGCACATGGCGATAGCTGACTGTCTGCACTATGCGGCCGACGACGAAAGCCGAATGTCGGTGTATGAATCACAGGGAATTAGGACGCTTTAACGATGCCTTTGAACCTTCGCGCAGCATGGCGGGCACTGACTGGCGCGAAAAGGCGATCGGCTGCCGACGATAACGATGACGACTGGATTCTGTCGCCAGAAACGCCTTCCGGTGTAAAATTGACCCGGAAAAAGGCTTATTCTGTTTCGTCCTGGTACCGAGCAATCAATCTGCTCAGTTCGACCGTCGCGAAGACTCGAATCGAGGTCCTCGACATCGCAAACGGGGCCAATTCGCACGATCCGAAGCACCCTCTGTCGCTGCTGCTTTCCGGCCACGGGCAACCGAACGAAGAAACGCTGAGATATCACTTCGTTCAGACCCTAACGGCTCACGCAATCGGCCACGGTGGCGGATATGCGTACATTTTCCGCGATTCTGGCGGCCGTCCGACGGAGTTTCTGCAGCTTCGGCCCGATCGCACGTATCCAGTTCGCGAAAACGGCCAGCTTCTGTTTGTGACAACGATCGGCGGCGACTACGGAACGGCTCGCAGCGAGACCCGCAAGCTCCTGGCCGAGAACGTCCTGCACATTCACGGACTCGGTTACGACGGTCTGACGGGCTATTCCCTGCTGTCTTTGGCAGCTCGGGCGCTTGGTTCTGCCGTCGCGAAGGAGGAATTCGGGGCTCGGTACTTCAAGAATTCAGCCTCTCCCAGCGTAGTGATCCAAACCCCGAAGAAGCTGACTCCGCAGGCTTACAATAATTTGAAGAAATCATGGACAGAGCTGCGAACCGGTCTCGACAACGCTCACAAAACGGCGATTCTCGAAGAGGGGGCCGAAGTCAACGCGTTTTCGCACAGCGCAGCAGACTCCCAGCTGATCGAGGCCATGGGACGCGATCCGATCATGGTCTCGAACTTCACTGGCGTCCCGCCTCATCTGCTCGGAGTTCAGGGCTACAACTCCTACAACTCGCTGGAAATCAGCTCGCAGGATCTGCTCGATTATGCTGTCGATCCGTGGTTCATCCCATGGGAGCAGGAGCTGGCGGCAAAGTGCCTGACGGAGCGGGAGAAGCGGGAAAACACGCGAACCGTTCAGTTCCGAAGAAAGGATCTGATTCGAGTCGACCATGCGAAGCGAATCGCTGGAAATCGCGTTGCTCTGGGCGGTCATCCGTACAAGACCGTCAACCAGGTCCGAGTCGAGGAAGGCGATCAGCCTGTCGACGGCTACGACTTCATTCCAGTGCCTCTAAACATGAGCAGCACTCCGGATAACACCGATCCGGAGAAGCCCGACACGACGCCGGCAGACACGAACGAAGAAGCGGCTCGGGCTGTTCGCCAGTTGGTTGAACAGACGGCGGCCAGGATGACGACTCGGCTTCATGGTGTTGCTCAGAAACTCGGATTTGTATTGCCTGGCGCTCATCGTTCAGTGCTGCTGGAATCGTTTGGGCCATTGGTGAAGTTGGCACGATCAAGGGTATCAGCTGAAGCCGTCACGGACGAACTCATGCGGTCTGTTGAGACAGCTGCGAAGGAATCGCGGCTTGAAGAATGGCTCGAAACAACTCCGGGCCGTGTTACCGATGCCATCTGTGGAAAACTGAAATGAGCCGAACACACCAGCAACGTCGCGACCTTCCTGTGAGCCTGAAAACGCGGGCTGACGGAACCCCGATTGAGACTCTGTCGGTTCGTGCCGAAGGGGATCAGATGCGTTCTCTGGTTGGCTACGGAGCTGTTTTTTATCGCGAAAACGAACCGGGTTCAGAGTTCTGGCTGTGGGATGACTTCGTCGAACGGATCATCCCAGGGGCTTTCGATCGAGCCCTGAAGGAAGACGACGTTCGGGCGTTCTTCAATCACGACGCGAATCATGTTCTCGGCCGTCGGCGGTTCGCTGCTGACGACTCGCTGAAGCTGACGGTCGACGAAGTCGGGCTCCGTTACGAGATCCCGTTCGATTCTGCGGACCCTGATCACGTTTCAGTCTTCGGGAAGGTGCGATCGGGCAAGGTCTCGGGCTCCAGCTTCATGTTCATCCCGACGGCCGAGACCTATCGCAGCGAAACCGATCCGGAGACGAAGAAGCGGATCGACATCGTCGAGGTTACGGAAGTCCGCCTGTTCGAGGTTGGTCCTGTCGTGTTTCCGGCCTACGACGCGACAACGTCCGAGCTTCGCAGACGAATGGCTGGAGATCTCACCCAGCGAGAGCGCGAAGCTCGTGATCGCAGAGCCTCACAGGGCGATTCTGAACGCCTTCGACTGTTCCGCCATCGCGTTGCCGTTGAGTCTGCTCTGCGTTCGCTCTGAACGCTCACGAGTGCCTTCTGAATGCCGCCGAGTCGGCTGATTGGCTGCCAAGTCAGCCGGAAAGACAGAAGCACTCAAGAGCAAAGGAGCCATTCCGATGGCAGTAACCGCGAAAGCCCTCCGTGAAAAACGCGAGGCACTACACGCCAAGATGGTCGAACACCGCGACAAGATCACGGCAGACGCTTATAAGTTCGACGAGGCTGATGAACGAGCCTGGCAGCAGATGCACGACGAAGAAAAGCAGCTCGACAGCCAGATCCGGCAGATTGAGCAGGCTGACGACATCGTGAAGAACCGCGACAAGTCCCTCGAAGAGCGGGATAAACTGAAGCGAGACTTTAAGAAAAAGTCGCGACAAGTTGACCCGTCGAAACCTCTGACTGCCGAAGAGCGCAATCTGGCGATCGGCGGGGCTCTTGTTCGGTTCCTCTGTGGAGTCGGGGCGGCTCTCAGTACTCAAACCCGCGAAGTTGTCGAACGCGCAAAGGCTCAAGGCTTGTACCGCGGCAACTCGAAGTTGCTCGACATTCGCTTGGGTTTGACTCCCGCAGAGACTCGCACGAAACAGCGAGCCTTGGCATTCGGAGCCCACTCTGGCAACGTTGGAACGCTCGGCCCTGAAGGTTTTGTTAGTACGCTCGAACAGAACCTGCTGACTCACGGCCCGATGCTGCAGGTCTCGACGATCATGTACACAAACGACGGGCGGAACATTCAGGCTCCGTATGTCGATGACACCTCGAACGAAGGTGATATCGTTGCAGAAGCTGCTGCAGTTTCAGCAACGGCCGATCCTACCTTCAGCGAGCTGGTTTGGGGAGCCTACAAGGTTCGATCGAAGAGGGTCATCTACTCCAGCGAATCTGCTGAGGATGTTGTCTTCGATCTGCCGAACATTCTGGCGGCTCTGCTTGGCGAGCGAATTGGCCGAGGCATGAATCGTTATTGCACGACGGGAACTGGCTCCAGCCAGCACACTGGCGTTGTTATCGATTCGGCACTCGGAAAGACGGCGGCCAGTGCGACGGCCTTCACGGCTGACGAACTGATTGACCTGGAGCATTCTGTCGATCCGTCGTATCGCATGAACGCCACATACATGATGCACGACACGATTCTGGCTTACGTCCGAAAGCTGAAGTATTCAGGCTCTGGAGAATACATCTTCAAGTTTGAAAAGGGCACGAACGGAACGCTCAACGGGCGGAATGTTCAGGTAAACAACCACATGGCCACGGCTTTGACGACTGGCCAGAAGCTGGTTCTGTTCGGCGACTTCTCGAAGTACATCGTTCGGGTCGTCAACACGATTCGAGTTCGCAGGAACCTCGAATTGCACAGCGACAACGATCAGGAATCGCTTCAGGCGTTCCTGCGATCTGACGCAAAGCTGAACCAGCACGGCACTTCGCCGATGAAGCGCCTGCAGTTGGCGTAACGAAACCAGAGGGGCGTCCCGGTGGTGGATCGGTTCGGAGCCGTGAAGCCATCGGGGCCTTCTCGACATCTTGCCGGGGTAGAGCAGAGGCAGCTTGCAAGGCTCATAACCTTGAGGTCGGTGGTTCGAATCCATCCTCCGGTACTTTCAATTCAATCAAACCCTCTGAGGATTCAGCAATGCCAGTTCCGCGACCGACGAAGCCATTTCATGCCATCGAACTGACGGCCTCTCTGTCGTCTGGCGACATCATCGGAGAGCCGGGAAACATCATCGAGATCGACGAAACAAACCGCGAGGCGGCTATCGCGCTTTACATGGAACGCGGCTGTCGATTACTGCTGACTCCTGAAGCTCCGGAGCCTCCTCGGCCGTCTGGAGACGTTGACGAGAAGACGGATCACGACGATGCCGACAACGAGAACGGCGAAGGACTCGCAGACATCGACGACGCTGAAGCCGTCGACGAATTGCCGATTCCTCCCCGATACATCTCTGCTCTGAAAGACGCGGGGATCAAGACTCTGGCCGAAGCGAAGGCTCACTCGGATCTCTCCAGCATCCCGGGGATCTCGAAGAACATCGCGAACAAGATCGCTCAGCTGTGAAAGATCTGAAGAACTGCCGAAAGGCCACGCTCCCCCTGGACAGGACCGAAAAACGTGTCAATCAAGATCGTCACAGCTCCGACCGTCGAACCGATCGAAATACTCGGTCTGACGAACCTGAAGCGGCATCTGAACGAAGCCGTCGACGTGTCGGACAATGATGATCTGATCACGGCCTATTGTTCGACGGCTTGGGATTACGCTCAGCGATACACCTGGCGGCAACTGATCACGGCCAGCCTTCGTCTGAGTCTTCCCGGCTGGTTTCGGGAGCGGTACTTCTCCGAGTCGTACAAGTCGAAGGGCTCGATAATTCCGATCCCTCGCCCGAAGGTGATCTCAATCGACTCGGTGAAGTATTACGACGACAGCAACGTCCTTCAGACTCTCGGGGCGGCATATTGGGCGGCCGATGTCGAAGCCGATGTCTGCGAGCTGATCGTTTATGACTTCCCGACGGTCTACGATCGCCCCGATGCTGTCCAGGTGAATTACACGGCCGGTTATGGCACGACAACGGCTTCCATGCCTCCAGTTCTCCTGCATGCTGTCCGGCTTTTGGTCGGCCAGTATTACGAATCCAGAGAGCCAGATCAGGCGAACACTGGAACCGTCGATGCTCTTCTTCAGGCGATCGAATGCCGAGACGAACGACTCCCGGAGCTTGAATAATGCCAGCGGCCGGGAAGTATCGAACTCTGATCAGCCTGGAGCGACTGACCCCGAAGATCGGCCCGTCTGGCGGTTCTCGTGATGAGTTCGAACCGTACCTTGAGCGCCGATGCAAGCTCCGACTGGCCGGAGTTCGCGAGCAGCAACAAGTCGACGCCCAAAACGCTGTGCTGATTTCTCATGTGATTGAGCTTCGCAGAGATTCCCAGACGATGACGATCACGGAGGGGGACAGAGTCCGCATCCTCGGCCGTTCTCCGATCGTGGCCAGAATCCTGCACATTGAGAGCGTTGTTGAAGCTGACGACAAGGGGCTGGAGATCCACGTCAGATGCAGCGAACGGAGTCGAACCCCGTGAACGTCTCAGGATCTGAGGAACTGCAGAACCAGCTCGAAGCCATCGCTCAGCGAGTCGTTCCGCAAGCTGCGAAGTCTGGAACCGTTAAGTCGCTCGGAGTCATTCAGAAGGCGATCGTTCAGCGAACACCCCGGGGAAAATCGAAGCAGCTCCAGAAGTCGATCGGGAAACGGCTCACGAAGCGAGATCCGGAGTTTGTCGAGGGGAAAGCCGGGGTCAACGTCGGGAAGAATACCGGACGCGGAATCAACGGCGGGAGATACGGAACGTCAGCTCCTCACGGGCACCTGGTCACTCTGGGAACTTCCGAGCGTTACACAAACCGGGGAGCGTATCGCGGGCAAATGGCGCCGAATGACTTTGTGAACCGGGGCTTCTACGCATCGCAGCAGCAGGCGGCGAGAACGCTGATTGATCGCGTTCAGGAATCTCTGCCGACGGAGTAACCAATGATCTACAGCGAAATTCGGGCGGCTCTGCTCACGTTTCAGACCGTGACGGATCTCGTCGGAAAGAATACGACGTTTTCCGATCTCGCTTCGCAGTATGCCATCCGGCCGGGAAGACTTCGCGAAAGTGATCCTCATCCGGGGCTCGTGATGAGCATCCCGACTATCGAACTCGATGGCCCTCTCAGCGGTCGCGGTGGATTCGCTCAGGCTCAGCTGGAAGTCGCGGCTGTCACTCAGGATCTGGACAGCGCCTGGGATCTGATCAAAGCCGTCTGCTGGGACGGTGGAGATCCTGATGACTCGACGCGGGTTCTGTCCGGTCTCGACGGCTATCGCAATCTTTCAGGAAACGGACTGCAGGCGATCAAGCTGATGAACTTCCTCGAAGATCAGCTCGAAACCAATGACAAGTCCGACCGGCTTCTCTGGATTGTGCAGGCAAACTTCACCGTGGATTTTGATGTCGCGAGCATTGCGACGGGGGATTGATCGATGGGAACTTATTCGAGTCTCGGAACGCTGTTGAAGTTGTCAATTGCCTCCGTGTTCACGACCGTTGCCGGAGTCCGCGACGTTGACTTCGAGACGCCCGAACTCGAACTCATGGACGTTGACGATCTTTCGTCCGACTATGTCGATCGAGACATGACTGGCCGAAGTGCCGGGGGCTCCGTGAAGGGCTCCATGTTCTACGATCCAGCCAGCGCCAGCAACACGGCTCTGATCGCCCTCTACAACTCTCCGACTGTCACCTCTGGCGTCCGGATCGCCAGCTCATGGCAGATCGTCTGGTCTGCATCTCCGGCGGCGACTCAAGCCTTCACTGGCGTTCTCACGAAGCAGAACACGAAAGCCGAGCGAGGCTCACCACTGCTGAAGGATCTGGATATCGCAGTCACCCGCAAGCCGACGCTGGTCTGATAGCTCCCTGTTTTTCTTAGTCACCCCTCTGGATTGCTCAAATGAAGTGCCGACTGCTCCGTCCGACGATGATCTTCAACCCTCTCTGGTCAGAAGCCGAAGCTCGCAAGGCCAGCGAGAAGGGTGTCCTGTACGAAGTCCCCATGGAGATCGAAGTCGCGGCTGGCTTCGAGCTTTCCGACGGGCAGGCTTGGATTCATTGTTGCCCTGGCGATCTGAACGCCCCACCAATCGCAGAGCCTGCTGACGAAGAATGTGTGGCGGCTGTTCGTGACTGGATGGAAAACAAGCGGCCTGCAGCGATCGCAGCGATCAAGGCTCAACTGGATCAGATCGACAAGATCACGAATCCGGAGGACAAAAAGCGGCTGCTCGCCATGGGCAAGGCTTACGGCCTGATCGGCGACAAGAAAGCAGCCTCCGAAGCTCCGAAGTCATAGTTCTGCGGATCTCTCCGCAGTTCGTTCTCAACCCCTCTGGAAGGTTCAATCGATGTCAGAAGTTCAACTCCTCGGCCGGGAGGATTTCACCGGCAACAAGGCGAAGGCCCGCCGATACGAAACGTTTCCCCTGCCATGGGATTCGAAGCGCGGTGTGCGTATTCAGTCCATCACGGCAAAAGAGCATGCTGAGTTCGAGATCAAAGCTCTCAGCAAAAAGGGCGGTCTCGTCAAGGATAAGCTGATCGAAGCGAAGCGGCTTCTCGTCGCTCTGACTGTTGTCGATGCCTCGGGAAGTCCGTATCTCGACGAAGACGATGTTCGGCTCATGGAAGCCACTGACGGCCGTCTGGTGAGCTTCGTCTATGGCAAGGCCTGCGAGCACTGCGGGATCACGGAATCGGAGGTTGAAGACCTCGTAAAAAATTCCGGAGCGATCGAAAGCAGTTCTTCCGCTACGAACTAGCGCTCGCTTTCAGAGTGAAAGACGCTGACGTTGACGCCTGGCTCGATCGCATTGAGCCGCGCGTCATCGCTCGGTGGGAAGCCTTCGATCGCATTCGCCCGATTGGCGAGAGCCAGATGGATCAGCGTTTCAAAGTCCTGGCTGCGTGGTTCTGTACGATGCTCGGCTCAAAAGCCTATCAGCCCGACGACATCAAGGGCATCACGCCAGAGATTCCAGAAGATCTCGACGCGGCAACGGAAGCGGAAGATCTGCTCGACGATGAGATCAGCCCCGAAGCTACCAGTGCGGACATTCTTCGCGATTACCGAGAACAGTCCCTCTTTCGGTGATGAGATCGAATCATGCTCGCGCGGCTCGTTGTCCATCTGCAGGCGAATTACGGCAGTCTGACTTCCGGCCTCCAGGTCGCGAAGAATCAGACTGCCGTCGCTGCTCAGTCGATCAGCAGTTCAGTTGCCGGGATCTCTGAAGGGACAAAGGGGATCGAGGATCTGAGCAATCGAGCCGAACAGCTGGCTTCGGCGATGGAAGCAGTAGTCACGACGGCGACAGTAGCCGAACAGACGATCATGGCCACGGCCTTCACTGCGGACCTGGCGGCCGGAACCTTCGCGAAGATGGCGGCGACGGCTTCGACAGTCAGTGCAGGCGTTGCGGTTCTCGATCGTGCCACAATGACGGCCACTGGAGGAATTGCCACGGTCACATCGGTGGCAGGCTCTGCAGTTCCGGTTCTCAACACTCTCTCAGGCACTGCTGCAAGCGCTGGGACGGTCCTCAGAACTACAGCTATGGGCGCCAGGTCAGTCGCTTCAGGTTTCGCTCTGGCGGCCGGGGCTACACGAGGAGTTGCGACTGGTGTCGGCCATGTGGCCCACTCGATTCACGCGGTGATGATCGTCTCATCGCTGCTCAGTTCTGCCCTGTCCGTGATCATGATCCCTCTGAAGGCGATCGCGGTGATCGGGGCCTATGCGTTCGGAGTTCTAACCTTCGCTCTGCGAACGGTCCTGCTCCCGGTCAAGCTGCTCTGGAACGGCCTCACAGTGGTCGCTGGAGCGACTTGGGCAGTCGTGAAGCCGATCGCGGGTCTGGCTCTGTCGGTCGCGAAGGTCTGGTTCATCTTCAAGGGCTGGATCGGTTCGATCAAGCTCATCTGGCAGTGGCTCAGCTTCCTGCCTCCAAAGGTCCGGCTGCTCGTCGGGGCTTTGCTCGCCCTGGGGCTCGCTGGAAAGGCTGGAGCCGTCGCGATGCGGGCCTTCGGCTTCGCAGTCGGAGCCGTCGCGACTGTCGCACGGGGAGCTATAGCTGGCGTTCGTCTGCTGTCTCTTCCGATCCTCGCTCTGATCAATCCAGCGGCTGCAGCAGCGGTCGCAATCAATCTGCTCTCTGGGGCTGCTGCATTCCTCGGGCGGACGGCGGCCAGTGCTGGCCTTGCAGTTTTCGGTCTTGCGACTCGCCTCGGTGGTCTCGCTGCTGCGGGGCTTTCGAAGGTTGCCAGTTCATTCGCAGGGCTCACAACTTCTCTGATGAGGTTCGGAGCGCAGGCTGCCATCATCGGCACGATCGCGGCTTCGATCTGGGGTGCAAAGCTGGCAACGGCTGCAGAGACCTCCCGAGTCGTTTTCGGAACCATGCTTCATGACATGGAGCAAGGGAAAGCCCTGCTCGATCAGATGCAGGCTTCGAAAGTCGCTCCGTTCTTCGACGCGAAAGCGATTCAGGACGCTGGCCGGGATCTCCTGAAGGCGAAGGTTCCTGTCGATCAAATTACGGGCCGAATGGAGCAACTGGGGGCTATCGCGATAGCAACAAAGACCCCGATCGAAGACCTCTCTCGAATCTATCGCCAAGGGATGGCGAAGGGGGCCTTCCAGACGGATCTCGTCAACCAGATGGCAGAGCGTGGAATCGACATCTACGCGGCCCTGACGGCGGTCACCGGAAAGAGCGGCGAAGCGCTCGCCGATGCGATGCAGAAGGGCGAGATCGGCGCTGCGCAGATGAACGCGGCGATCGACCATATGACACTAAATCATGGGATCTACGCAGGCGTTGTTGAGAATGTTGCACAAACAGCGGCCGGCATGTGGGCGCAGTCAACCAGCAACATTGCTATGTCCCTCCAAACGATGTTCACAGGGGCAAGCAGCGACAGCAAGAGCTGGCTGGCTTCGTTTGTGGATCTCACGGAGCAGATGAAGCAGCGAGCGGCGGCCGTGGCTCCAGTTGTCAGTCAAGTTGTTCAGACGATCGGGGCCTTCTTCTACGGGCTGTATTCAGTCGCGGCAACGGTCTGGGCTGCGATCTTCGGAACCGCGAATGCAACATTCGGCGGCATGCTGAACACGGTGATGGAGTGGGTCACGAAGTTTCGCTGGTTCTTTACGAACTTGGTCCCGCTTGTTCAGTTCGTCGGGCTACAGATCGCTCTGGCGATGATCGTGGCCTTCAACGATATCTCATACTGGATCACGGACAAGCTTCCGGCGTATCTCACCTGGTTCGCCGACAACTGGCGAGCAGTCTTCCGGGATCTCGCAGTCGGAACGGCCACGGTCTTCGTGAATCTCACGACGAACATCAAGAACGCAATGATGGAGATCTGGGCCTTCATCAAGTCTGGAGGAACGCAGGGGCTCGAATTCACCTGGACCCCGCTTCTTGAAGGATTCAAAGCGACTGTCGCGGAGCTTCCGAACATTCCCGAGCGGCCGATGACTGCTCTGGAGCAAGGCATGCAGCAGCAGATCCAGACCATCGGAACAGATCTGGCCGACTCATTCGACAAGATGATGAACGACGCGAAGGCATCAATGGAAGCGGCGGCTGTTGTTCCTCCTGTCGTTCCACTGCAGGACACTCCGGCCGGTGGCGAACAGAAGCCTGCAGAATCTCCTGGCATGTCAGCCACTGAGAAGGCGAAGGCGGCAGAAAACAAGGCGGTTCTGGCGAGAAGCGAAGAAGGTCAGAAGTTGCTTGCTGAGTTCATCCGTCGCGGTGTGAAGGATGACAAAAAGACCGTCGAGCAAGTCGCGAAAGAATCACGCGACCACCTCGCACGAATCTCCCGCAATACGGAGAACGCTCCGAAGATGCTGGCAAGAAATTGGGCGGGGTAATCAATGGCCGAAGTTCAGCGACACTGGTACTCGAAGACGATCATCGAGAAGAGCCGCGACGGGGAGAACAACACCCTCCGGAATACTCTGAAGGTCATCACGTCTGAGAAGGTGACATTCACCTGGCTCGAAACTCAGTCGTTTTTCCCGAAGCAGAACACAGAGCACTTCGAGGAGCCGGGGTTTTTCCTCGACGCGTGGAAGCCTACCCACTTACAGCCATGCTTCTGGGAAATTGAGCTGGAATACGTGCCATTCAAGGCTGTCCAGGTCGATCCCGATCCGGTCAATCGCCCTCCAGTCATCACGTTCTCGACCTCACTGATCGAGCAGCCTGCATCGTACACGCCCGACGGGAAACCAATCGTGAACCGCGCTGGCGAGTTCATCACTGGCGTTATGCAGCAGATCCCTATTGTCGAGTACAAGTTTCTGAAGTACATGGCGAAAGATCCTAAATGGATTCAGACCCATCTCGGAGCGATCAATTCAGACTGGGTGAAGCTCCGAGGAATCGACTGGGCTCCGAAAACGCTCCTGCTCTCATCGGCTGCAGGTGGCGAAATCACGATCACGAATCGCTCGCAGTACACGGAGATCAGTGGCACGATCCTGGCCGATTATCGGACATGGACTCAGGAAGTCTGGAACGTCGGAACCGTCCAGCTGAAGAAAGTGAAGCGGCTGATCAAGGGGGTTTCGAAGGAGATCTGGATCCAGGTTCCGATCCTTGAAGGCAACCCGAAAAAGCCAGTAACCGAGCCCGTACCGATCGACGAAAAAGGATATCAGATTGTCGAGCCGTTTCCGGGCGGGCTTGTCACGGAAACCGATCAGAAGTTCATTCGCCTGAAGTTCGACACTCAACCGATCAAAGCCTTCTCTGAGTTGCCACTGAAATGACGACAGAACTTTACGGCCTGACACTGCAGCAGCATCAGCGAGTCGAGAAGATCGCTCGGGACTCGAAGACCATAAAGCGCCCCGGCGTGGACATCACGAAGGGGGCTGGCGATTATCCTCCGCCGATCCGAGTCGTCGCGATGTCCAATCGTGTCTATGACAGCACGCTCAGCGAAGCCCTTCCTGTCTTCGAATACGATCGCGATCGCACGGTCTACACAATCGAGCAGGTCGGCTCGGCTTTGTCCGGCTATCTCGCCCTGACGGTCAACGGCGAGCGGTTCATCATCGAGTGCAGGGCCGATTCTCTTGCTGATGTTGTGGCTGCAGTCCCGGGGCTTCGAGCAACCGTTCTGCCAGGACTCTGGGAGCTTGACTTCGGGGAACTGGATGAAGTCGCAGCGGCTGCAATCTCTGTCACGGTCGAGGAGATCACCTCGGCGGAGGACGCTTCGCTCTGTGAGCTGCTCGACGACGAAGACTCCGTCGCTTTCACTGGCTCGACCATTGTTCGCAGAGAGTTCTGGGTGACTTCGCCAGATGATGACGAAGATCTCGGGCTGGTTCAGCGAGACGTAACTGACGCGATCCCGTTCTCGACTTCATCCGTCGCGAAGGGTGCGATCGGATACGCGATCTGGAACTGGGACGCGGGTTATACCGTTATCGCCTGGCAGTGCCGAACGTTCTCCCATGCTCCTCTGCCAGGACCTTACGGATAATGTGTCAGAAAACCGTTTTCCATCCGACTGGCCCATGCTGCGGAACACTTGGGCTTTGTAAACGATTCCCTTCGATCGATTGGAACCGCACGGCATGGAAGCTCACCCATCCAGGCGCAAGGTGGGCGGAGCAGTTGTATGTGCAGAAAAGCTACGGGGGCCCAGTCATCAACTTCGGAGTCGGTGACCCAGACAACGGGAAATACTCATATTCCGGCATTATGCCACCTACTACCGATGTTCTTTTCAGCTGGCACACTTACCACATGCCAGCGGGTGTTTTTAAGTCAACAAACATAGCACCGTGTCAATGGCAGGTAAACTGCCGTGAGCGGCTTTGCCCTCATCGATATCTCTTGGCGTTTGTCAACAGTGGAAGTTTTCAACTGACAGCGAACAACATCGTTTCGGATGCTCCTCCATGGGAGCTGATGCGTGTTATGACAGATCAGGACGCAGATCCCGTGACAGGGCCATTCGGTTTCTCTCTCCCTGGCGAGGGGAACGCTGGCTTTTCATGGCGGGCGATACTGAAGGCGGCGGAATGCTCTGTGCTCCCAGCTTTGCGAGATGCTGGCGTCCAGGTATCTCCGGAGGAAAGCATTGAAGGCGGGCTTCTCTATAGGCTGCAGAACGCTCTCGACGTGATCCAGTCGCCCGCAACTGATCTTCCGTGGCTTCACCCTCATTCAATAGACAGGGCCGTAGCTTTCACGCTCACAGGTGGAATTCGGTTTGGTGTTGAGTTCGACAAGCGATCGCCCTATTACCGACAGCTAGTGATCTACGAAGGCGGCCTGTTCGATTCGGAAACAATCGATGATGTAACGACGACTTGGATCGTGTCATCTCCGTGGACTCTGGTTTCGGGTGATGCTGACTCGCTCGGTTACGGCTTGCCCCTGCGATTCGAACGAACCGACGACAATGATTGCCTTCCGGCGTGGATCGAATTGGAACTCATAAGGATCTGAAGCGATGACTGTAAAGATTTGGCGCGGCGACGCTCCAGCAGTGGCTCAAGTGACTCGGATCACTCCAGCGAACGTCGAGATCGGTGACGTGTTTACGCTCACGATCAACGGGAAGTCGATCAGCGTAACGGCAACGGCTGCAACGGTCTCCAGTGTCTGCACTCTGCTTGCTGCTGCCATCGCGGCCAGTGTCGCGACGATTCCGGAGCTGAACGACTTCACCGTGTCGAATCAAACAAGCTCCCTGCTGCTCACTGCCAGGACTGCGGGGGTTCCGTTTGTCATCACGGCCAGTGCGACGAATGGCAGCTCGCTCGGTGTCACTGTGGCGACTGTACGCAACGGAGCTGCAGCTGGGTCGGTCGTTAATATGACTCAGACCTTCAAGATTCCTGTTTCCGCCTCGGGAACATTCGTGATTGCCATCGGTGGACAGTACACCTCTGGAATCGCTATCGGCGCAAGTGCTGCAGCGGTTGAGACTGCAGTCGAGGGACTGAGTTCTGTCGGGACTGGAAACTGTTCAGTTTCAAAGTCGACAGATTCAAATGATGATACTTACGTTCTGACTTTCGATGGGGCTCTCGCGGGAACAACAATTGCGACTGCAGTTGTTACGATCAGCTCGACAAAGCCGATTGTCAGAACTACTCAGCAAGGCTCGGCAACAGGCACAATTCAGAACGAGATCCAGACGATCGACACGGGAAGTCTGACTGGGAGCATCTTGGCGGAATCATTCAGTGTCACCTTTAACGGTCAGTCGAATGGCGCCGGGAGCTGTTTCCCAAGTACGACGGCTGCAGGGCTCGAAGGTCAACTCGAAGCCCTTAGCAATCTGAGTTCGGTCACTGTTACGAAATCTGGCCAGGTCTTCACTGTGGAATTTACCGGGGCAGATGGCAGCGCGAATCAACCTCAGATGACCGTCTCGAATTACGGATCATCAACATCCGATCATGCGATTACAGTCACGACGACTCCCGGCAGTGGCGCTGGTTCTGCAGTCAACGAGCAGCAGACCGTCACTCTGACCGGAGTTCCGACCGGTGGAACGTTCACGCTGACATTTGACGGACAAACGACTTCAGCGATCGCGTACAACGCCTCAGCGGGTACCGTGGAAGCCGCACTCGAAGCACTGAGCAACATTGCGACCGGGGACGTTGACGTGACAGGATCGGCGGGCGGCCCGTGGACCATTGATTTTGTCAACGGGATGGCGGCAACCAATCAGCCCGAGATGACAGCAAACGGGAGCAGCCTCACTGGAGGATCTGGTCAGTCGATCACGGTGGCGGAAGTCACTGCCAGCGCGGGGCCAAACCATTGGGACACGGCATCAAACTGGATTCCTGCTGGTGTCCCAGTGAACGGAGACGATGTTCGATTCGAGTTCGGAAACGTCGCCTGTCTCTACGGGCTCTCTCAGACCGCCGTAACGCTTTCAAGTTTTCATGTCGGGATGACATACACGGGAAAGATCGGCCTCCCGCGAATGAACTCGGTCGGGTACGTCGAATACAGAACGACAGAACTCAGCATCGGAGCCAGTTCGATTCTGATCGGCTACGGCGAAGGCTCCGGCCCTTCGAAGGTCGCACTGAACACGGGATCGGTTCAAACGGCCATCGAAGTCAGAGACGCGGGAGGAAGCTCAGAATCGGGCATTCCATGCGTCACATGGCGGGGAACGCATGCCAGCAACGCGATTCAGATCTATGGCGGCGACGTGGGGATCGCTCCGTACTCTGATCAGTCTGCGAACGTGGCGACACTGGTACAACGCGGGGGAACTCTTGACGCGAAGCATACGGCGTTCTCGACCTCCATTCTGTTCGTCTCTGCCCTGTTCTATGACTGCACACTGAACGGCCAGCCCCTCGGATCTTACTGATGCTCCGGACACAGATGATCTTTCGCGGCGTGGATCACATCCGCGAACGGATTGCCACCTTGCACGGCATAGAGAACGCTTTGCAATGGTGGCCACCGAAAGAGCAGACTCCCAGCTCCGGCTGCCGTGTCGGTTTTCTCGCGACGGCTTACCTGCCAATCGGCGGGACAGAAACGCTTCACAGAACGCTGCTTCCTCGACTGCGATCCGTCGTCGATCTCGCTGGCTTCGTTTCGACGGCAACTCACGGGGGCGATGGCGAGAAGCTCGAAGTGAACTACGCGACTGGATCACATGCAGCGCGGCTGCTCGCGGCTCACTGCGATATCATCGTTACCTGGGGAGTCAAAACACTGGCGCAGATCCTGCCAGCGCAAAGGCCGAAGGTTATCGCGGTCCATCATGCCGACTGGTCAAGCGGCTGGAGCAATGAGCTGATTCTGAACCAGTTGGATCTCACGGACGCGGTTATCTGCGTTAATGAAGACACGGCAAGCAGGCTTTCAAGCTGTGGCAAGCCAGTGCACTACATTCCCAACGCGATCGACCCGCAAAGGATCTGCCCGAGTGGAAAGCAGTCCGAGCTTCGCTCACGGTGGGGCATCTCGCCGAATGCGAAGATCCTTCTCTTCGGCCATCGACTCAGCGCTGAGAAGCGGCCGACAATGGCCGTCGAGATCGCGAAAGCCCTTCCAGACGATTGGGTCCTGGTCATTGCAGGCGACGGGCCAGAGCGGAATGCCGTCGAGGCGATAGCTTCCGATCGTGTTCGGATTGTCGGCCCGTGCGATTCATTGGCGGACTGGCTTTCGATCTCCAGCTGCTTCTTGAGTCTATCGACCTTTGAGGGCTTTGGCCTGGCAATAGGTGAAGCAATGGCGGCCGGAGTTCCGACAGTCAGCACTTCGACCGGGATCGCTCCCGGGCTGGCTGCAACGGTTCCGACGGATGCAAGTGTCGACGAATGGGCACGCGCGATCGTCAACGAGAAGCCGATCGTTTCACCTCGGAGGGTTCTCGATCTGTTCAATGTCGAGCGAATGGTCGAAGCATGGGCTGGCGTGATAGCACAAATCGCCCCGAAAAAAGGCCACTGAACCGATCCGGACGGCATTCTGCAGAATGCAGACAGACTCGCCCAATAGAACAACAGCTGGAGACGTTCCGTTATGTCCAACGGAGAAGGTGCAACTGACACGAAGACGACGATCATTCGCGGGATGCTGGAGTGGTGGAAGGGTCAGCCATTCGCCAATTCAATGGCCTTCCTGCAGCTGATCGCCATGGGCGGCGCGGTGTATCTCGCTGTGTATGTGCTGATCCCAGCTGAGCGCCAGGCAATTCAGCAAATGATCGAACACGTGGAGGATCAGCAGACTCAGCAGATCGACCGGCTTTCCGATTCGTTTGACCGAGCGCTGGATCGCATCTCACCTGCTGGCGTCAAAGTTGGTTCAAGTTCTACAGCGGCTATTGGTGGAAATGATTGAGGATCGGATCGTTGATCCGCGTGTCATGCGGCCTGTTCGGGTCGAAGTAAAGAATTCGCAGGTGTTATTGAGAAAAAGCGACTCCGCTGTTGGTTAATGAGCAGCGGAGCTTTCAGGAGTCGATTTCGTGG